TCGTTGCGATCAATAACTTCACCAGTGTTATTAGTTGCGTCGCACTTGACCAAAAAGTCGGTAATACCACGACGACCTTGAACATCACGCAGGAATGGCTCAACTAAGTTCTTAAACTGTGCACGAGTAAACTCGTCGTTAAACTCAAACAACTGGAATTTAGAAGCAGTTGCAATCGCCTTTTCCAAAACGATGAATAAACGACGCACATTGATACGATCGAATGCGCTTGGCTTAGCCAGAAGAGTTTTATCTCCAAACAGAACAGTTCCCTGTCCTGGGAAAGAAACTACTGGGTTAATACCATCTTTGTAAAGAAGGTCGCGTTGTGTTTTGTTTGGGTTAAATGCAAGTTTAACTACGTTCTTAATTTGACCACGATTTAGTCCAGCTGGAGAGAACCATGGATCATTGGTGTAATCTGTACGAGCACAGGTTCCAGCTGTATCACCGTTCAATGGAACATAACGATACTTGTCATTGTAGCGATCGTATTGATATTTGTAACCAGAATCACAAACTCCGTAAGAAGTGCTTGGAAGCGCATCGCGATATGATATGGCTTTTGTTACGGCTGAGGCATCTGAGGACAGAATAACTGCACCTTCACTATCAGCAACAGAAGCAAACACAACGCAGTCTTTACGAACTTCAGCTACGTTATTAATTACGTATGAGGCAACTGTAGCAGTAACTGGTCCAAGTGGCAGAAGGCTAATGTCATACTGACTATCATCAGCAAAAACAATCCAGGCTGTCTGCAGTTCGCCAGCAGTAGCAGTAAGGTCATCAGTTCCACCAGTTAAAGAACGTGTAACTGCTGAGGTTAAATTGTTAAATGTAGTTGTTAAAGAACTTCCCCAGTTTGTACCACCAACGATTGTTGTATGGTCCATCCAGTAGATAAATTTAGATTTAGAGTTGATAGCATCTTTGTAATAGTTGTTAGAGCCATCAAAATTCTTAGAATCAGATGCCTTTGAGAGGAAAGAATACTTTTCTAAAATTGTTCCAGCGGTTCCAGACCAGAGTCCGTCCTCATCAACAATAATAACATGCATTTCATCGCTTCCTCCACCTACAGCAGCAGCTGCGGAAGAAGTTCCTGGCTCTCTTTCAAACTGATCTGCATAAGCCCAGTTTGTAAATGAACCAGCATCAGCCATAGAAACTCTAAGAGAGTTGCCCAAAGCACCTGGATAGCGAGCTGCCCACTCACCAACAGTACCTTGTCCAGTAGAGTATGATGTCAGATATTCTGCGTTATTTTTAATTTTAATTGAAGTGCCAGAAGATACTGCGTTTGTAGCAGCAGTATCGGCACGGCAAACTAACAGGTTATTTGTATAACTGAGGAAGTTTGCAGCAGTGAAAAAAGACTGGAAATTTGAATCGGTTGGTTTGCCGAATATGCTTACGAGTTCGTTTTCAGAAGTGATTGTGATTGGCTCTAAAACTGGACCCCACTGGAATACGCCAGCGAAAGCGCCAGCAGAACTAGAAACAGCAGGAACGATAGATGTAAAATCTTTCTCTACGACCGCAACACCTGGACTAAGTTGGAAAGGCATTGTAATTCTCCTTAATTACATTGTTATATGTTTGCTACTTGAGCAACTACTGTATATTTATTACAATTAAAATTTCAAAAATTCAATGGGTTTCCATCGTCATCCCGACCATCATTCTGGAAACCAAACGGAGTCAGCTCATCTTCAATGGCTTGAATCCTCTGTTTATACATTAGCTCGCGTAGGTTTATATTATTCAAATCTTTAAAGTATGGGCTTGCAGTCAGCCACGAAAATAATACTAAGGTCATAACTAGATCGTCATTGTAGCCATCGTCTGCAGCGTAGCTACCTTTACTCTCGATAAATGTGGAAATCTCAGATATTACATCAGCATCAAATATAAGGAGCTTTTTCTCCTCGACCAAAGACTTAAAATTGTGACAGCCAGTCCTTTTGACCTTCTTATCGGTTACTACTCCCAGCTGCGTTTTTCCACCACCAAATCCGCCAGAAACAACCTGCCCAGTAGCAGTCCTGTTTACAAAAAGGATATTCTCATATTCTAATTCAGAATGTAAAATCATTGGAACCTGATCGCTGTAGTTTAGTTCTACAAGCACATAGGCTTCATTGTATTCTTTTGCAACCTTATGTATTACGTTTGGATATAATAAAACACTTATCTCATTATTTCTATATTTTGCCACTAATTTGTATGGCGCTCCAGTTATATCTATTACGGTAAAAGCTGAGTAATCCTGACCAACTCCCTCAGCAGTATCAGCTACCAGAACGTAAGTATGTTTTGGCTCTGGTGCTTCGTATACATCTAATCCGTCTCTAGAGAGAATTGGATTATTAAATGACATTTGAGCAATCGTATCAGCACCGATTAAGGTTAAACTAGAACCAAGGAAGTTACAAAGAACCTCTTGATTAAATTTCAGTTCGCCAAGAGTTGCCTTTTGTTCAGCTGCCCACTTCTCATCGCGACCTGGTATTTTCCAGTATGGAATAAACAGAGTAACGAAACCGTTTCGCCCCTTCTCAGCATCATTCCAAAACTTCCAAAAATGATTATATCCGTAGGGAGTGCTGCTTAAAAGAATCTTTGTTGTTTGACCAGCAGAAATCGTAGGATAAACCGAAGTAAAGAATTCTTCAGCCACTGTATTTGGAATAATTGCAGCTTCGTCAACATACAGTAAGTTTACAGATTTACCTCGAATACCAGAACGACCAGTTGCAGCTGTAAATACTTTTGATCCGTTTTCTAATTCAATATCACCTTTGTTCCAAGTAAGAACACCCTGCTGCATCCAGCCAGGCAATCCCTCATACATTATCTGATATCGATCTAAAACTTCTCGAGCAGCATCCTTTTTGTTAGCAAGAATCGCTACATTTTTGTTTGGCTGGAATAAAGTGTACCAGAGAATGTAGGCTGCAGAAGTAGTAGTTTTACCTTGCTGGCGACCTTCCATAAGAATAACTCTGCGGTTTTCATGGATAACTGTAAGTTTTTCTTTTTGACAATCGTATAGTTTGAATAGCTGAAGACCGTGATCAAGAGTTACAATATAGCAATAGTTTTCTACAAAATAAATGGGGTCAGACGAACATTTAACATATTCTTGGATTTGTTCTGGCGTAAACTGTACACTGACACCAGCTGCTTTTAGATTCGCATTTGAATTATAAATTTGTGCCATAGCACCTCATTAATTAAAGATCGTTTATCCAGCTCTCACTTGTCACTGTTACAGTTCCTGGATCACCTTCTGCGGTATAAATTCTTAAACCTTGTCGGAATTGAGGGTCTTCGCTAACATTAGAAATAACGGTATCAATAACTCCAGTATTAGAGAGACCACCGTATAGATTTAATTTTAATGTGAAGTTCAATGTATGAGTTACAAATCTGCGAGTTTGAAAATCACCCTCATAATCATCTTGAACTGCTACGCTATTTAAAATAACAGGAACATCCTGTATTATGTTCATAGATGGGACAGAGTTAATCATTAGCGTATAGTCTGGCGTAAAAGTTGGAAGGATTTGCTCGATAATTTGCAAACCGTCTTCCTGTGTTTTCGTCAATACATAAAGAGTAATATCGATATTATAAGGAACTGGTGTAAACAAACTCTTCATAGTATCTTGGCTCGCATCGACACAGCGAACCTTATTCATTCTGTTTGCTTTACGTGCAGCATCATAATTATAACCAGTAATTTCAAACGACAATCTTGGTAATGTTGTATACGTATTATTCTGTAAATCTGGATCTGAATCTATTCTAACTATCCACTTTTCTTTTGGTGCATATGCTAGTGGAACTTGCAAACGCTGTATCGTTTGCCCACTTACAGAATCATCCTTTTTTCTATCGATGTAAATGTTACTAAAAAGACTACCGAAAGCAACGATAGTGCTTCTAATAATTCCATGGTAGAATACCTTTCCGTCTAACATTATTTGAGTTCTTCAATAACGCAGTAAGCATCGCCTGCTATTCCGACTGCTGGCATATTTCTTGCTATTACTGTTACTTTATAAATTTTATGAAAACTAGCATCAGCGAGAACAAAGGTTAAGGTGTCACCAACCGTAGCCAAATTTTGCACTAATTGATAGTTTGTATTATTCGCATTAACAACTGCAGCGCCAGATAAAACATTTCCTGGATTTGGAGAAACTCTATAGACACTGATCGATACGTTATTAGATGGATCACTATAATTGTACTGTACATCTAATGTATTGCTGTTATTCACAATCTTTATGGTAAGATTATCTCTAGTGGCATTTTGTTGTCCGACAACTATCGCAGCAGAACCACCATGAGTATTAGTATTAGTTTCTGGGATAGTTGGCTTGTTGGTCAGATCATTATAAGATCCACTAAATGGCACTACCCATGAGAGAATAGTTCCATTAGTAGAAAGATATCTTGCGTTGTTTCCAGTCTGAGAAGGAATTAGCCCAGCATTGTATATCTCAGTAAAGTTTGCATTTGTTTTGGTAAATGCTGTACGAAGAGGATCACCTGTTCCGTCGTTCGCCGCAGTTCCAATATTGATAGTTTGTTTAGCCATTTTAGTTTGTATCCGTAGTTACTTGATCTTCGTCAGCAGTAGTTCTAGTTGAATCTGCTCTACCAAAATTATATGATGTTATAACTTCACCAAATGGGTTATCCGCATTAAACAGAACATCAACTGCTTCGCGTTTAAATTGATTATTATCACCAAACGAATCAGAAGTTTCAACTTCCACATTCTTGGTGATGTCAAAAGTTTTCAGTTCTTCAAATACATCAACCTCAGGTATATTAGTATCTAGTCTCTCAGAAGAATACTGGAACAGTTCAACCTGTAATTTGTAAACATACAATTTACCAAGCTGATAGAATGGATCCTGATGTGTTACAAACTTAATCTCGAACAAACCTTTGGTCAATGGGAAGTAGAGAAGATCTCCCTCGCATGGGCGATTGGGGAGAATAGTAGTTCCATGAACTCCAATCAACTGCTCCCAGCGTTTTCTTGCAACAGTAAGAGTTGCAGATTGCTCTAGCATTAATCCAAACTTCTGTATAAATGCACCTTGACCTGCAAAAGAGTCAATATTATCAAAGTACATTTCAATTGGATAACTGTTTTGAAATCTACTTAGACGATCTTCGCCAAGGATCTCATCTTTCGCAACCAACTGTCTGGGAATATAAAATAAATCCTTACCATAAATCTTTAAAGATTCAATGATTAGATCTTCAACAAGATTTTGCTCAGAGGATGTTCCCTGAGTAAAGTAAGAATTGGTTGGCATATTTAACCTAAGAAGAACTCAAGTGGAGCAGACTTAGTCATTAACTCATCTTCAAGTTCTTTTATCTCACCTACTGCTTCATCATATAACTTATCACCGTCCAATGTCACACCACCTGGTAATTGAATGCCTGAAAACTTTTTAAGATTAGTTCCCCACTGTTTTTTAAATTTAGCAGTAACGTAATGCTTTAACCAAAGTTCATCCCATACTTTAGAATACTCTACTGGGTCCAAAGCACGATAGCACTCAACAACAATAAAGTCACCAAGCGCAACATCAGATTCCCAGTTAACATCTAAAAATAACTTGTTCTGACGACGATTGAATCTAAACTGTGGGTGACCATTTAACTCTAAGTCTAGCAGAGCCAAATGCGACATAACTGTTTTGTAATAGATTATACTTGTAGATGTAAGATCGTACAAGTCATTTAAACGCAACTGATATTGCAGATCAAATAGATTCTTTGAAGATGATGCTTGGCTGAATGGGAGAATACGAACTACGCCATAAACTGCATCGGGAATATCAATGTATCTTTTATCGTATGCGCCCAGTGTAACTGCTGGTGTTCCAAGAGTTGCAGTTACGTTACTGTTTGCACCACGAATTGTTTCGCCGACAGTGAATGTTCCAGTTACGTTTTTAACCAGAAGTGTGTTGCCTGAAGAGGAGCGACTTGTTTCTTTTACACATGTAGCAGTAGCACCAGAAGTTAATCCTGTCACTATTTCAGGAACTACAAAATTTTGTGCGTTGTTTGTAGTTAGTTTTAACTCTGATGCGCTAATGAGATGTTTCATGTAAACTTTCTCAATACCATCAGGATGATATAATCTCCAGTATTCTAAAGATTCGTCAATACGATCTTCTAACTGTGTATCATCTACGTTGATTTCAAGAACAGGTTTACCCAGCTCTCTCAAACAGTATTCTTTTAATTGGCTTCGTGTGGTGACTGGCATTGCAATAATCCTTTTTGATTATTTATTAACCTGTAAATGTTCCGGATGTTGTGAATGTGTGGTAGGTATATCCGTCAACACTGGTGATAGTACCACCTGATCCTCTTTGTGGACCAGCATATCTTATAATGAAAACACCAGATCCACCAGAGTATGCAGTTCCAGAAGCATGGCTTCCTCCGTTTCCTGTATTATTAGCTGCTGCTCCAGGTCTTCCATCGTGATGTCCACCTTTGGAATAAGTTGTTCCATTTAACCAAGTAATTCCTGGACCACCATCTTGATAGGGGTCACCAGAGCCTCCACGTCCACCAGGTCCAGCAGCACCACCTCCTGCACCAGCAAACCCACCATTACTGTTAGCCCCATTATGTCCGTTTCCATATCCAACGCTTGAAACTTGTACAGAAGATCCTCCATTTGTAAATGACCCACCACCTGGAGCGCCACCACCAGATCCTCCGCTACCACCAATACCACCACCACCGTTGGAACCTCTACCGCCACCATAAGCAGTAATAGTATAGTTTGCATTTACTAAAGTAGAATTAACACCACTGCTACTCCCGCCAGCACCAATAGTTACTGTATATGTTTCTCCAGATATAACATTAAATTGATTTCCAGTAGTATAAACCATACCACCAGCACCACCTCCACCACCAGAGTATCCACCACCACCTGAGCCTCCTCCACCTCCACCACCTACCAATAACATATCTGCATCATATCCGTATTTTTGTTTCATGATGAGGATACCAGAACCACCAATATCATTAGCGCCACCTCCACCGCCAGTTCTATTAATAGCAGCAACTGTTCCACTAGTTCCACCACCGCCAACACCACCAGCACCTGTAGTTTGTCCTGTTCCTCCTCCGCCACCACCATAGTATCCTCTGGTGCCTGTCAAAGTATTGCTTGCATTAGTTCCTCTGATCTCCCAACCAGTCATTAATCTACCAGAACCACCGATTGAATTGGTATAACTGCCTCCACCAGCAGCAGCACCACCACCACCTCCTCCTCGATATAAACCAGAATATATACCGCCACCGCCAGAATTACCAAATCCACCAGTCGCACTAGTTGGTTGTAACGCTGATCCAGGTGTGTTTCCTCCAGTGTCAGCCGATGCACCACCAGAACCACCATTTGATCCACTGGTACCACCTTTACCACCACCATAACCTATCCACTCAACTGGTAATGCATTTTTTGTAATTTTAGTATCTGCACCATTAGCACCTAAAGCACCACCAGTACCTACATTGATACCAAATATATCGTTTCCGCCAATATAAGCAATCGCTTGGGCGCCAGAACCACTGCCTCCAGTAAATGATATTGTTGGAGCAGATGTGTAACCGACACCATTATTTGTAACACTTATAGATGTAACAGCACCACCAGAAACTGTTGCTGTTGCTATTGCTGCTGTAGTTGGAGTATTTCCTGCTGCTGGTGTTATAACTACTGTTGGTGCAGAACTATATCCAGTACCACCAGAAGATACTCTGATTGCAGAAACTCTTTGATAATATACACTTGAAGAAGAATTTAATATAACATTAAGTTTTTCGGCAACTCCACCTGCTCCGCCGCCAGCATTAGTATTACCACTACCACCACCGCCAACAAGCAACATATCATAGATACCGAAGTGCGGCGGTTTAAATCTATGTAGTGTTCCAGCATTTTCAAATATCCAGTAGCGATTAATAGCAGTGCTTCCTGCTATTGCTGCAGTTTCGTACCTAGCAGCATTGGCGAAAATATTAAATGTTCTACTTGTAGTAACTCCAACATTATTTGTCACGTTAACAACGAACGATGTTATAAATGAGTCACCAGAGAATACTGTCAGTGTTCCACTTATCAATCCATTGGTAGTATTAAGTGACAATCCTGCTGGTAATGTGCTGCCTGCTGCCAAAGCGAAAGCAGTTCCACCAACTGCCTGCAGCTGTATTGAAACTGGAATGTCCATCTGAACATCTGGCAGAGTTGCTTCTGTAACCCAAGAAGCAGCAGGATAGTAAATAATAGCATTCGTCAATGTTACAGTAAACCCTAACAAATCTGTCAATCTAATCGCATAAGATCCATACGACTTTGGTGGTACTTGTACAATAACTTCAGTCGCACTTACGAATGTAGTGCTTGTTGCGGAAGTTCCACCAATAGTCGCTGATATGCCAGAACTAAATCCAGTTCCAGTAACTTTAACATATCCACCACCGATCTCAGCAAAACCAGCATAACCTAATGGTGTTCCACTTGAATTAGTTACTACAACTGAGTTAATAGATAATCCACCAGTGCCTGTAGCAGTGCCACCGACAGTAGCATACACGTATATCTCAATTGAATCACCTGCGGTAGCGCCAGTATCTAAAATAACACTGACGCCATCTGTCGCAGTATATTGATCTGCGGGAACTCTTACATTATTTTTGTAAACATCTACATAAGAGTAATTAGTTGATGGGGTAAAAGTAGTTTGACCAGAAGTAGCAGTAAATGTTTCTATTGTTCTAGTTGTTGTGCTACCACCGCTTGATTGTGTCCAAGATGTATTGTAATATACATTTAAGGAACTGTTTGTTGTGTTAAACCATACATCCCCACTTGATGGATTTGATGGAGCAGTAGCCGAAGTTGTTACTGTTGCACCACCTGCACCCTGAACAGTAATTCCAGAAAGTTCTGTACTGGCAGCATTGTAAGTTATATCTCTGGCGAATTTTGCTAGTTCTTTTGCGTTTGACATTTATATTCCTTAGAAGAACCAAACCTGCTTTTTAGTTACAGGCACTCCATTATAATCATACAATTGACTTCCTGGACCAGTTACAAATGATGTATTTGGATATTCTGAGAATCCATTGTTAATGATTAATATGTTGTTTTCAGAATTTATAGTAAGTTGTCCTCGAACTTGAGCCTGATAATACAACAATGTTGCATTTACGTCATTAAGCCAAGTGGCATTGATGTAGTTATTGTTTACATCTATGTAAACTATATCTTTATTCTCATTGTATATTATTTCTGGAGATACTATCTGATAGTCTAATCCATCAAACCCAAGTTCCTCACCTATCATCATATATGTATCTGTTCGTTTTCTGGGTATATCTTGTACTAAGTTTATAAAAAGGAAACCAGAAACTGTTGCACTATTTGGCGTATAGTTTAAAGAATCACTCAACTCATATGTATTGAGATCTGCAGTTGTCATTAGGTCGGTATAATAATTATAATAAATGTCTGGCGAATATACACTTATAGAAAGTAAACCCATATCTGGAGTAGTGACAGCATTTGCAAAATTAAAATCTATTTCGTCATCAATTGTATTGTCTCGTCCAAAAATAAAAACATCACCATGGAAAATATCCATGTTATCATCCATAGTGATGCTACCCTCAATAATTTCAAAATTTAGGTCTACTGAATAAGGATAGTACATTTTATGAACTAATTACAGAACCTATAATTTTACCACCATTAGCACCTACCACTCTAATTGCAACGCTAGTGTCTGCGCTTGATGAAGTACTAATAGTTTTGGAAACTGTCCCGTCCGAGAATTGAACTCCTGGTAACCCTGTAGTGCTAATGATACTTAATGCTACGCTTTTTGCCACGCGATTTCCAAGATAATCATACACATTAACATTAATTGTGGAGTTAATTGTAGTTCCTTGGTATGTGAACGAAGTTGCTCCAGGTGTAGTGATGCTTACTGTTTGCGCTACATCTGCTGTTATAACATCAATATAATTGCCATAACAAGAATCTGTAACTGCAACATCAGTATCAAACACCTGAGTACACCATCTTCCATCTTTGTCTTTAAATAAGCGAGCTGCATTATAAGACATTAATGAACGGAGCTGATATAATCCAGAAGTTTCATTTAACGAGAATATAGCATCAAAGTTGGTGGAAGAACCGACGTATAATTGTCTCCAATTTGTATCCATTGGGCAAAAATATCTTGGAGTCCATGTAGCAGTTTCAAATTTACCAATATAGGTTGCGGTTGAAGTTCCATCGTTTAGCGTCCAACTATGCACTTCAAACATAGATCCTGCTCCACCTTGAGAACTAAATCCATTAGCTGCAGTAATATGCCCTGGAGCATTGGTATTATAAATCCCAAGATGTAATCTCTTTACATTATTGCTATCTGTACTATACCATACTCTGCTTGCTGTACATCTTCTGTGATTTGAGAAATTAAATGTGCTATTAGATGTAGCATTATGACCCATAGCAGCATAAAATGCTTGCTGCTGCACAGTAGTCATTGTATTTGTATAAGTTGTTTGTGTATCTGTTTGTGCAGTTAAATCTATGTTAACTCTTTGTATAGTTATACCTTGAGCAGCTGCATCAGCTCCGGAAAACGATACCATATAATAGCGATAATTTGACCCGTTATCTAAATCTGGCTGAGAAGGAATAACAATTCCGCTTACACCTTTTTTGTAACTTTCCAAAACAGTAGTAGTAGATGTTCCAAAATTAACAACTTTTAATGATAAACGATCTACAGAATCTGTGCTAATATCAACACCTTGAATGCCACCGTTACCTGAATTATGATGTAAATAATATAAATGATTTGCAGTTCGTTTAATGAAGACTCTAACACCATAATCATGAGTACCAACTGGATGCGCATCACTTGGATAACCGCCATAAACAAGCTCGTATCTATTTGTATTAGTTAGTACGTTAGATGACATAGTTAATCCTAAATTAGTCCCTAATCCATTACCATAAATTTCACCATCAAAAATTTGAGTAAATCCAGTTGCTGCACGTTGACTTTCAACAATGCCGTATCTTTGAACGACTGCTGAATTATTTTGTAATCCTGATGTTACTATATAATTCCTAGTTCCTACAAATGATGATACAGCAGCGCTGCTACTGTTCGCAGTGCCTGTTGAAGTAGTATTACTCGCTGCTGCAGTTGTATTTCCATAAATTTTTTCGGTATACGAAGTAGTAAATGTAAAAGAAGGATTACCAGAGTTAGAAGTAGCACCTACTCCATTTTTTGCTAAAGTTTTATGATAAAAATATGTATAGGTACCAGGTGGTGATTCTACTGGAATAAATTGTTTAAATGAACTTTCAGAAGACGAAACTGCTTTGGAAGAACCAGCAGTAATAGTTCCTGTGTAATTTAACCCATCAGTACCACCTTCAGTCGTTAGAACACCTGTGCTGCCTGCTGCTGCTTCTCCTGTAGTTGAATTTATATTTGAAATGCTAGCATTAACAGCAGATAAACTTTTAAAAAACCAGTTTCCATATGGATTTGTATTAGTACCATAAGAATAAAATGTATTTAAATCATATTCAGCTGACCATCTACTTCCAAGTAAATCGTAATTATTTCCAACTGTCATTGGTTCAAACATTTGCTGCGCCATAATTGGAGCAATATGAGTTGCTCCATTTGGAGTTCTATCTGTCATAACGCCTCCCGTTATAAGAGATCCTGTTGCTGCAGAAAAAGTAGAATCATAAACAGGGTTCATTGATATGGCATTTGGAACTGCGTTTCCAGTAGTCGCATCAAATCGTTGTCCATTAAATACAAAGTTTGTTCCTTTGTATCCATAATAGATTATCTTATCTTTTGTTAAAAGATTTCCCAGTTTTCTGTTATAAAATTTTGCCATTTTATTCTTCCTGTGGTGTTATATCTTGTGCCTGAACATCAATAGTTTCTGTTTGTTGTTCAGTTTGTGGAATATTGTTCTCTGGTAAAAATTGCTGATAGGCACTAGCCAACCATTCTAGCGCTTCTTCTTCGCTGGTCCAGGCAGCTTTATTTTTAAATGGATTAAAGGGTTGGTGTAAAACAACAGCATTAGTTTCCATATCAGAAACTTGAATTATATTGTTTTGAAAACTAAATTGATACATTGTATTCTCCGTTAACTATACAAGAAAGAAACATAAAGATCTTGAGCGCCTATACCATCATTTAAAACATCTACGGTTATATAATCATTTGCACCAACAGAAATATCTGTTTGATTTTCTACTGGTGTTGTACTGCTAATAGTTAGTTGGTATTGTGATACGCCATTCTTTGACACAGCAACAATAACTGATGTTTGACCAGCAGTCAGTATTCTTGCTATGCACTTATCAATCGTAATATTTTGAACGGGATACCAGCGTGTTGAAGAATTGGTAGAAACTGCTCCTTGTAGATAACTAGTGGCTACTCTTTGTCCACCGCCACCTACACCAGATACTCCAGTTAATTGACTACCATCGCCAATAAAAGTTGTAGCTGTAACTGTACCGCCAATTACCGCATTTTGACCGACTACAAGACCATTCTTAACTCGAAAGTCTTTATCTATTGTTGCCATCTGCTTCCCTATCCACAGATATTATTGAAATATACTACGCTGGTACTTCTGCCACATCCCAAGAAGTTGTTTCTTCATTCCAAATATATCTTTCGCCATCGGTTGGGCATGCAACTGGTGCTTCCCACAAACAGGAAGTCTCATCCAATATCCAAGAATTAAATGGCTTTGGTGGAATAAATGCATCTCTTTGTGCATCATAGGTGTAGCCAATTCCTGCATAATTCTTACGCAGTGCTTTTGTTTGGTCCTCTGATGGTTCATTTGTGTTTGATTGATAGTGAACTCCACCACGAGTATTATAGGATGTTTGAATCCACTCGCCTGGAGAACTATCTACAAATGTATCAAAAAATTCTGGTTCGGCAACAATAACTTGAGTTACTGTTCCTTCAACTACTTTCGCAAAATGTGCCATGTTTGTTTTCTCCTAAAAGAATTATTTATTAAGCTGTAAATGTTCCTGAAGATGTAAATGTATGATAAGTATAACCATCTGCTGTTGTAACAGTACCGCCAATACCACGCTGAGAACCGAGATAACGAATAATTACAATACCTGAACCGCCATTTTTATTACTCGCCGCATTATCATTTCCACTACCGCCACCACCACCTGTATTAACCGTTCCAGTTACACCATACCCACCACCGCCACCAGAACCACCTGAAGAATTTGTAAGCGCAGAACCTCCTCCACCACCGCCGCCAGCATAAGTAGTGCCATTTAACCAAGTAGTTCCTGCGCCACCATTGCCAGTACTGGAGCCATCTACACCAACCGCACCAGCTCCACCACCGCCGCCACCCCTATTATTAATTCCAGAACTGGTCGCAGAACCACCACGGTTGCCTTGACAGATCGGAAGAGCACA